AAATGCTACACTATATAGATAGTAACAAATAAGTAAATGGAAGAAAGCCGTAACAATATGTATTCGAGGTTAGGAGAGTACGGCAAACCGTCCAAGGGTAGCTGATGCCTGTGGTGAAACTCCACCGTTGAAATCAGTCATGATTCTGCACATGATAACAGGCCTGTATTTGGCCGCAGAACTTTTATCGCGGGGTGGGGAAGTGGCAACCCGTCGGGCTCATAACCCGAAGATCGGCAGTTCGAATCTGTCCTCCGCAACCAGTAATGCAGCTATCGTCTATCGGTTAGGACATCGGGTTTTCATCCCGGCAAGCGGGGTTCGATTCCCCGTAGCTGTACCAAATAAATTTGACTTTTATGTTAGTTGAAAATACACCAATATAAATAGAATGGGTACACATGAGAATAATTTATGTATAATGTTGTAATTTTTACGGACATCACTGATAATATAGTTAGTATGCCAAATCTTGGTCCGTACAAATGTGCGCATGTATTACGCAAGAGCGGATATTCTTGCCTGGTAGTCAATCATCTTTCTTCTTACAGCTATGAAGATTTAACAGAATTAATTGATGTAGCAGTCAGTGATGATACATTTTTAGTTGGGTTTAGCTCGACATTTTTAAAAGATGTTCAAATTGAAAAAGATCCCACTAAACCAACTCTGCCGTACAAAGAAATTGGTATGAATACTGTTTTCCCGCAGGGTAAGGAGTTTGAGGATCGTGTAGTAGCATATCTTAAAAGTAAGAATACTAAGATAAAATTAGTTGCAGGTGGCGCCAAAGTTACTCCGCAATATTTTAATAGAAATATTGATTATGTATGTGTGGGATATAGTGAAATTAGTGTAGTTAATTTAGCGGATCACTTAACAAAGAACATTGCATTAAATAACAGTTTTAAAAATATAATGGGCGTGACTATTGTTGATGACAGACTAGCAAAATCCTATGACTTTCCAAATGAAGATATGATGTGGGAAGATATTGATGTAGTTAATCACAAAGCATTGCCTATTGAAATTGGAAGAGGGTGTATTTTTAGATGTAAATTTTGTAGTTTCCCGTTAATGGGTAAGAAAACCTTAGACTTTGTAAAGCATCCGGATATACTACAGCGTGAACTAGAACATAATTATGAGCAATATGGTATTACTAACTACATGTTGGGCGATGATACATTCAATGATCATCCAGAAAAATTAAATTCAATACTATCTGTTGTTAAGAAGCTTAAATTTCAACCAATATTCTGGGGATATCATAGATTAGATTTACTATGTACTCGTCCTGAAACCGTGCAAATACTATATGATATTGGTGTCAGGGCTATGTATTTTGGAATCGAATCATTGCATCCGGCCGCCGCAAAAGCCGTTGGTAAGGGACATGATCGAACTAAACAAATTAAAATGGTTGAAAAAATAAGATCTATGTATGATGATCTAACATTGCATGGTTCTTTTATCGTTGGGTTACCTGGTGAAGACGTTGCGTCAGTTACACAAACATATAATTATCTAATGGACCAAACAATGCCATTGAATAGTTGGAGATTTCATGGATTGTTGATAGCTACGCCCGACGGTGCATCGTTTGAAAGTGAGTTTACAGCGAATTATCCAAAATACGGTTACGAGAATCAAGGTATACTTGATTCGATTTGGATTAACTGGAAAAATGAATTTATGGATGCATCTAAGGCTAGAGAATTAGCAAATCAATTTAATTATGAAAGTAGATTAAATGATGCATTTGCTTTAGAAGGTAATTTATGTATGCCGCTTACTACTATGGGCTATGACTTTAACAAGTTGCGTACTACTAAATGGAAAGAATTTGATTTTAATAATGTTGAATATAATGTTAGACCTAAATTTATAGAAGAATACAAGAAAAAATTAATTGACATTATTAAAGAAAAACTGTAGTATAATATAATTATCATAGTGTAGTAAAGTGAGACATAAATCAAAATTCGACTACTGGTAATAAGAAATCTTCGATATATTAAAATTAAATTAACAACTGATTTAGGAGAAGTAACATGGCAGTAAAGAAAGCAAATCCGATGCAGACACGCACAGGTAAACCACGTTTGGGTCCATTAAATCTAACGCAATTAAATACCATGTTAGAAAAGACCAGTAGGAAAAAGGATCAAGCAAAGATCCGTAGTCGTATCAGAATATTAGAAGCACGTAAGTAACAGTTTTAAGCCGCCTTAGCTCATTTGGTAGAGCAACTGACTTGTAATCAGTAGGTGCCCAGTTCGATCCCGGGAGGCGGCACCAGAGTTTAGTTGCACAGTAATGCGGGATTCGTAAAATGGTATTACCTTAGTTTTCCAAACTAAAGTCAGGGGTTCGATTCCCCTATCCCGCTCCAAACACTAGCTTTACACTTTGCGCTTTATCGAAAGTGGGTTATTGCTGCTACCATAACGGCACAGTGCGTAGGATCTACTGCAAGGCTCACCATATGAGCGACTTGAGAATATCCTAGGTTGTTTTATTGTTACATCCACAAGCAAACAGTTGGACAGGGTAACTACTCAGTTCTGGGCCAGGCTGCTGGTAGCAGAACACTTACACGGGGGTGTAGCTCAGTTGGGAGAGCGCATGCTTTGCAAGCATGATGTCGCAAGTTCGATCCTTGTCACCTCCACCAAGTTTTATTCCGAAGTAGCGTAGCGGTAGCGCAGGAGACTGTTAATCTCTTGGTCGGTGGTTCGATCCCACCCTTCGGAGCCATTTTTATACCCGATTAGCTCAGTGGTAGAGCAATCGCTTGATAAGCGATAGGTGAGTGGATCGTTACCACTATCGGGTACCAAGTATCTTTGATCGAGTAAGGTTTGGGGTAAGCGGCACCTGGTAGTTTGAAAAACCCTAGTAGAGAATAGCCGACACAGCAAGGAAAAAGATCACATCTTAACGATGACGAACATTCCGATGACTTGCTATATGGAAGTTACTGAGGTTGGCTCCTCACACAGTCTTGAAAACTGTAGTTACCAGGAATGGTAAATCGTTCGATGCGATTAACTTCCGCCCTTACTACAATGTAGTAAGGCCGGAAAGGCAGCTGCTGCCCTAGGTGGTGGATTTAAAGGAAAAAAACATTCCGAAGCTACTAAGCAATATATGTCAACTATATTAACAGGACGACCCGGAACATTCGTTGGTAAAACACATTCTATAGATACTAAAAATTTATTGAGTACTATTAAGAAAGGTACTGGTGTAGGAGAAAGGAACTCGCAGTTTGGCACAATGTGGATTACAAATGGCGTAGAAAATCTTAAAATACGCAAAGAAGAGCTTGACAACTACCTAATTAGAGGTTATAATAAGGGTAGAAAGTTTTAAATCGAGGGTTGGGTGAGTTGGCCGAAACCAGCAGTTTGCTAAACTGTCGTACCAGAAATGTGTACCATCCGTTCGAATCGGATACCCTCGGCCAAACAACAGAACCGGCCACGCCTCTTAACAATGCGCAACATCAAACGTGGATTTACACGTGACGCTATAGGACGCTATAGTCTACGGTCTTCCGGGAGGATAACTCCCAACTTATTCCTTTTAGTTTAATTGGCTCATGGTGTAGTGGTAGCACAACAGGTTTTGATCCTGTTAGTTCTAGTTCGATTCTAGATGGGCCTGCCAAACAACAATGCAACGGTACCAGAGTGGCCTAATGGCAAGGACTGCAAATCCTTTGTACGTCGGTTCAAATCCGACCCGTTGCTCCAAATGCCCTGTTAGTTCAACGGATAGAATTAGAGTCTTCGAAACTCAGGATGGGGGTTCGATTCCCTCACAGGGCTCCAGTTGACATTTTGAGTAAATGATAGTATAATACACACATGACTGAAGAAGAACAATTAGCCTGGGATATACTAAGCACGTCTAATCATGCGGACTTTAAAGAATATCGTATGCTACATCGTACCACGTGGCTAACTAAAACACGCAAAATCTTATTGATTAGTGACATGGATACAGCACATATCATAAGTTGCATTAATATGTTAGAACGATTAGAACAACAGTACACTTTTGCCTACAGTGGCTTAATAGAAGAACTAAGAAAACGCGGACAACAATACAATGGACTTCACAATCAACCCATCATACTTAACTGATGTTACTATTCACAACGAATGGAACACCTATACACAAAACGGTCGTGAACCGACCGCTGAAGAATTACTACTGATCTTACAAGGCAAAGGTAAATGTAGCACTACAAGTTCAGAGGACCATCCAGAGTTTGCTAAATTGCGCGAGCAGTTAGGCGAGTTAGGTTACATTCGTATTGAACGCAGTTGGTGGAATGGTGATATAGTTCTAAAGCCGTTTACGCTTAACGGAAGGAAGTTTAAAGTGGGTGTGCAGTTTAGCTGTGGCAGTGCAATGGGTACGCACCTCGCTGTTCGAGCCAAACACCCAGAGTTATATAAGGATGAATACGATGATGAAACCTTGGATTGAAAATATTAGTCTTGATGATGTACGCAAAGGATATCACTACGACCCTGGTTTCAACAGTATGCTAATTCAGATTGTAGATCCTGGTACAGAATTCCCAACACCTAAGTATGCATTCCGTACTGTGCGTCAGTTCTACTTCTTAGATGTAGAAGAAAGCGACAGCGAAAAGTTTTACTATGAGGCAGCAATTACCAACGCTGATGCTAAGGGTATTGCCGAAGCATTAAAAGAAGCATGGGAACAAAGTATGAATGTAGTGGTACACTGCCATATGGGTGTAGCACGTAGTGGTGCAGTGGCAGAAGTAGGCCATATGATTGGATTCAGGGATACAGAAAAATACCGTATTCCAAATCTAATGGTCAAACATAAACTAATGCATTACTTGGATTTAGTCTAGTAGTAAATACAATATAAGGGCAGTATATGAAAAAACTGAATTTCGATGAAGTACGTGATTTTATCAATGCACAAAGTGAAGAAACAAAAATTTACATCGGCGGCGATAGTACACGTTTCCGTAAAAATGGACAATGGCATGCTGAATACACTTTAGCTGTGGTTGTACACATTGATGGCAAACACGGCTGTAAGATATTTGGTGAAAGTTCAACAGAAGTAGACTACGACCAAAAACGTAATCGTCCTAGTATGCGCTTAATGAATGAAGTTTACAAAATTTCAGAACTGTACTTGAAGTTACATGAAGTATTAGAAGGGCGCGATGTTGCTGTACACTTAGACATCAACCCAAACGAAGCCCACGGTTCAAGCTGTGTAGTTCAACAGGCCATTGGTTATATTCGCGGAACATGCAATGTTATCCCAATGGTTAAACCAAACGCATGGGCCGCAAGTTACGCGGCTGATAGATTGCATCACATATTAGCAGCATAATTTAATTATATAAGGATTAACATGGATTATAAAATAGCAGACATTAGCCTAGCGGTATGGGGTCATAAAGAAATTGCAATTGCAGAAACAGAAATGCCAGGGTTAATGGCAATTCGTAAAGAATTAGAAGCTAAACAGCCACTTAAGGGCGCACGTATTACAGGGTCATTGCACATGACTATTCAAACTGCGGTACTGGTACAAACTCTTGTGGCGTTGGGTGCAGAAGTACGGTGGGCAAGTTGTAATATTTTTTCAACGCAGGACCATGCCGCGGCAGCACTAGCTGATTCGGGTATTCCTGTATTTGCTTGGAAAGGCGAAACAGAAGACGAATATTGGTGGTGTTTAGAACAAACAGTTACAGGCAAAGATGGATGGCGCCCTAACATGTTGTTAGATGATGGGCATGACCTAACTTGGTGGATACATAATAAGCATCCAGAACTATTAGCAGACATCTGTGGTGTAACAGAAGAAACAACCACAGGTATTCACAAAATTAATGAAGCAATTGCCAACGGTAGTTTCCGTCTACGTGCTATTAACGTAAATGATAGTGTAACTAAGAGCAAGTTTGATAACTTATATGGTTGTCGTGAAAGTCTAGTAGATGCTGTTAAACGTGCTACAGATGTTATGATTGCTGGTAAGGTTGCTGTAGTAGCAGGTTATGGTGATGTAGGTAAAGGTTCAGCACAGGCATTGCGTGCATTAAGTGCTCAAGTTTGGGTAACTGAAGTTGATCCAATCTGCGCCCTGCAAGCCGCAATGGAAGGCTACAAGGTTGTTACTATGGATTATGCCGCAGACAAGGCAGACATTTTTGTAACAGCCACGGGCAACGTAGACATCATTACACATGATCACATGATGCAGATGAAGCACAATGCCATTGTATGTAACATTGGTCACTTTGACAGTGAAATTCAAATTGCCAGTTTGGTCAACTATGAGTGGGACGAAATTAAACCACAGGTAGATCATGTAACCATGCCCAATGGTCGTAAGATTATTATCTTAGCTAAAGGAAGACTAGTAAACTTAGGTTGTGGTACAGGACATCCAAGTTTTGTTATGTCGAACAGTTTTACTAATCAAGTAATCGCACAGGTAGAAATGTACACTAACTATGCTAACTATGAAATTGGTAAGATGTACTTGTTGCCTAAACACTTAGATGAAAAAGTTGCCAGCTTACATCTAGCACAGATTGGCGCAGAGCTAACTACATTAAATCAAACACAAGCAGATTATATTGGAGTTTCGGTCACCGGACCATTCAAACCCGATACGTATAGATATTGATTGACAATATAATCGTTTGATAGTATAATACACAATCAAATAAGGAGAACGCCGTGCGTTTAGCAATAGCATCAGATATACATTTGGAATTTGGTAGTATTGAGCTAACCAATGACCAAAATGCTGATGTCTTAATCTTAGCCGGCGATATCTGTGTTGCTCGAGACATTGAATTAGCCGGCAAAAACATGTACAGTAATCGTAAACGTACTGATCGTTACATGGAATTTTTTCAGCAGGTAAGCAAAGCGTTTCCTAAAGTAATTTACGTAGTGGGAAATCACGAGCACTATGATGGTGATGTTAAGTACACAAACGGCATTCTTAAACGTGCGTTAGCAGAGTTTGACAACATCCATATACTTGAAAAAGAAACATTAGAACTCGATGACATTACATTTATCGGTGCTACTATTTGGACAGATATGAATGGTGGTGACCCACTTACATTGCAGGGTATTAAAAATGCAATGAATGACTTTAGGTGTATTAATAACAGCAACAACATGGTATCACGTAAAGTTCCTCTATATGACAACGAACACTTAGCTGCTAACCCTGAAGGTTATGTAGTACGTAACGTTATTGGGCATAAGTTTAAAGAAGAAGCCAGCAAGTTTACTCCAACCGACGCAATGGATGATCATAAGCAAGCAATAGATTATATTAATCACGTTGTTGCCAATGATACAACTAAGAAATACGTAGTTGTTGGACATCACGCACCTAGCATGCAAAGCTGTGCTGATAGGTTCCGTGGTGACAGGATTATGAACGGTGGATTCTATACAGAACTCGGTGACTTCATAGCCTATCGCCCAGAGATCAAACTTTGGGTACACGGGCATACACATGATACATACGATTATGTAATTGGCGAAACACGTGTTGTTTGTAACCCACGTGGTTATATTGGATACGAAGATCGAGCCGAAGAGTTTGAGTTATTGTATGTTGACATTATATAAAACGGGCACTTCGGTGCCTTTTTTGTTGACTTTAATTTCTATAGGCAGTATACTAATTATATGAACTACACACTTGAACAAATTATAGAACTAGCAAAAGAAGTAGAAACGACTGATGCTATAGATTGGGATAACTTACCGTTGAATAAAGATAGTATATATCAATTGGTGGGAAGTCGGGCATACGAACTGTATCAGCAATACGTCAACGCACAAGACGGCGAAGCAATTATAGTAGCAACAATCACTAAACTGCTAGTAGAAAATTTTGTACTAAATCTCAAAGTTGAATCACGATAAGGAGCAATACACATGGCTAAAACAAACGCAGGTTTCAAATTAGGTAAGATGGTTAAATTAACACTAGCAACAATCTTAGATAAAACTGAACGTAGGATCTATTTGAAAGCAATGGTCAGCGCACAGCAATCATATTTAGAATCTAAGAACAAAAAATTCACTGAACTTCGCTCAACTCCAGCCAACGGTGCACCAGCACGTCAACCACAACCAGCTAAGTAATTCACTCAAAATAGGCAAATTTCTTGCCTATTCTCTTGACTATTGTATCAAAATAGTGTTAAACTAATATATTATAACCGGAGTACACATTATGTTTGAATCAATTGAAATTCGTAAAGTAGCAAATGGTTTTATTGTAATTTTAAATACAGAAGAAGATGCTAAAGAGTTTGTATTTGACACAAGCCGCAAAGCAGTTAAGTTCATTCGTGAATACGTAGAAGGCAAAGTATCACAACCAGCATAATTTTAGTCACGGAATCAGCTAAAATAAATACTGTATAGTAGTAACATTCAATTAACAAGGAACACATCAATGTCAAAAACCGTGCTGGTAACAGGTGGTGCAGGCTTCATCGCACACCACGTTATCGAAAACTTACTTAGAAATACAGATTGGAATATCGTTAGTTTAGATCGTCTAGACTTTAGCGGCAACTTAAACCGCTTGAGTGATATGATGGCAAACTTTGATGCAGAAACTAAAAAACGTGTTAAGGTTGTATTCCACGATCTACGGGCAGAATTAAATCCAATGGTTGCTCGTGACATTGGTGATGTAAACTATGTGTTACATTTAGCCGCTGGTTCACACGTTGATCGCAGTATCGAGTTTCCGATGGAATTTGTCTGGGACAACGTAGTTGGTACAGGCCATATCTTAGAGTTTGCACGTAAACTACCCAATCTAGAACGTTTTATTTACTTCTCAACAGACGAAGTATTTGGTCCAGCACCTAATGGCGTCAACTACAGTGAGCGTGATCGTTATAACAGTTCAAATCCATACTCAGCTACTAAAGCTGGTGGTGAAGAGCTAGCTGTCGCGTTTGAAAACACCTACAAGATGCCAATCTACATTACGCATACAATGAACGTGTTTGGTCAACGCCAACACCCAGAGAAGTTTATTCCTATGTGTATTCGTAAGGTAAACGACGGCGATGCTATTACTATTCACAGTGACAGCACACGTACTATTCCGGGCAGTCGTTTTTATATCCATGCCGCAGACGTAGCTGATGCTATGTTCTTCTTGTTGGGCTTAGGCTCAACTAAACTTAAACCAGACTACGGTGATGCTAAATGTCCTAAGTTTAATCTAGTAGGCAAGCAAGAAATTAACAACCTACAACTAGCACAGATCATTGCTGATGCACAAGGTAAAGAATTAAAATATGAAATGGTAGACTTCCATAGCAGTCGCCCGGGGCATGACCTACGTTATGCACTAAGCGGTGACTACATGCGTGAGTTGGGTTGGGAACCTAAAGTCAGCCTAACTGAACGTATTGGTGAAGTCGTTACATGGACATTGGCTAATGAGAGATGGTTAAGATGCTAAGAGAAATATTTGATAATTTAGATCTACACTGCGGTAAATGGAGTCATTACTTTGACATTTACGAACAGCACTTTAACAAGTTTGTTGGTAAGAATCCAGTAGTAGTTGAAGTTGGTATTTGTCGTGGCGGCTCAGCTGAAATGTGGAAGAAGTATTTTGGCGAAGGTGCTACTATTGTTGGTATTGATATTGACCCAAATGCATTTAAACCAGAACACCAAACTCCAGGTTGTATACAGGTAAATGGTAGTCAAGCTGATCCAGCGTTTTGGGACAAGTTCTTAATAGAATATCCAAACATTGATGTATTCATCGATGACGGAAGTCATGTATGCAGTCACCAAATTTTAACCTTACAAAAGACATGGCCAAGCATTACTCCGGGCGGTGTTTATCTATGTGAAGATACACATACTAATTATTGGCCAGAGTATGGTGGCGGTGTTCGAGTACCTAGCACGTTTTTAAACTATGCTAAACAAATTACCGACACGATGAATGTTAATTACTACAAAGAGTTGGATCGTCATCCAGATAATATAATGTTTGCTGACTTCTATAAAGATCTGTCAGGACAACATTTCTATGATAGTATTGTAGTATTAGACAAAGATGGCAAACGCCCAACTGAATTAGTAACGAGTACACCAATATGAGCAAACAACTAGTCTTAATTACATCAGCAGTATATACTAACTACGGTATCTACGATGCTAAACAACGTATACAACAAACCCTAGATACAGTTAAAAGCGCCAAGCAATATATACCAGATTGTACTATCATTTTAATTGATAATAGCACAGTTGCGGTGCAGGCAGATGACAGCGTAGAATTCAATGAGCTAATAGATACAGTTGATTATTACATTGACAACAGTGATGACAAGGACATACAACATTTCCATAACAATATTACTAATTATGATATTGGTAAAAATTCAATGGAATGTGTTGGCATGTACAAGGCACTTACTTATATGTCTTCTAATCCTGAAATAATGGAAATCATTACAACCTCATCGAGAATATTTAAACTTAGTGGTCGTTATCAACTAACTGATAAGTTTGATATTACTAAATTTGATAATGAATCCACTGCTGACAAATATGTATTTAAACGAGCGCAGGCCAGCTGGATTAACTCGGCTGATACTGGGGTGACTACTATGTTGCAAACACGCTTATGGTCATTTACTCCAAGTTTATTCATTAATACTATTCAATTGTTCCAAACTATTTTACAAAATATGTTTGCTACCTTTAACCAAGGAAAATATATCGATGTTGAGCATAGTATGGCAAAGTTTGTGCCGGCAAACAAGTTGGTTGAATTGGACACAGTTGGCCTACAAGGTAACATTGCTCCAAATGGCATGATGATTATTGACTAATGAAAAACGTCTTAATCATTGGAGGTAATGGTTATGTTGGTAGTAGATTAAGGCAAGTATTAGCACAAGTCTACAATGTAGAAAGTGTAGATTGTTGCTGGTACAACTACGATGACACTTCTAAACGAACAGACTATCATAGACTAACCGCAGACTATTTGGCAAATTTTGATGCTGTGGTTCTGTTAGCTGGTCATAGCAGTGTAGCAAGCTGTGTCGGTGATATAAAAAGTCCTTGGTTAAACAATGTTACTAATTTTACTGATCTATTAGACAAATTATCACATAAAAATATTCCGTTGATCTATGCTAGTTCAGCAAGCGTATATGGTAACAGTCTGCCAGGACAACTATTTACTGAAACCGACCGACGTTTTATTCCTGTAAACAATTACGACATTACCAAATATACCTTAGACTTAGAAGCTCAGATTGCTATTAGTAACGGACAATCAGTAATGGGTCTGCGCTTCGGTACAGTAAATGGCTGGGCACCCAACTTACGTGCTGATGTTATGATTAATGCTATGTATGATGCGGCTAACACTCAGGGTAAAATTACAGTAACAAACAAACATATCAATCGTGCTTTATTGGGTATTGAAGATCTGTGTCGTGGCATTGCTCAGTGTATAGAACGACCACAAGCAGGTATCTACAACATGGCCAGTTTCAACGCTACCGTTGAATATATTGCCGCCAGTGTAGCTAAGGAACTAACTGTACAGGTAGTTGACAAGGGCGTTACTGCTAATGCTTACGATTTTGGACTAGACACAACCTTATTTCAAAAGACCTTTGGCTTTACATTTACTGAAACACCTGCTACAATAGTTACTAGTCTAAAAAAAAGATATGCGGAATCACACGTTGAGCGCCGCGACAATTACATGACCTATCAATGGGAAAAAGAATATGATCGATAACGCAAAAGAATTAACCGAATGCCTGTGCTGTGGCAGTAAGCATTTAGAACCAACCTTAGACCTCGGCGAACAACCAATGGCCAATAGTTTTTTAGAATCGCCAGAAACACCAGAATTAATATTTCCGTTAAAACTTAATCGTTGTACAGAATGTAGTCACTTACAGTTAAGTCATGCAGTTGATCCTGATCTGTTATTCCGCAACTATTTGTATGTAAGCGGCACTAGTCAGACACTCAAAGATTATTTTGATTGGTTTGCTAATTATTCATTTAAATTCTTTTCAGAGAAACCAACTAGCGTATTAGACATTGCCTGCAATGATGGCACACAGTTAGATTCATTTAAAAAGTTTGGCCTAACAACCTATGGAGTTGATCCGGCCACAAATCTACATCCAATTAGCAGTAAGAATCACGAAGTCATTTTAGATTACTTTACTGCCGATCATGTAGAAGGATTAAAAGCTAAGAACATTGATATCATCAATGCGCAGAACGTGTTTGCACATAACAGCTATCCACTGGAGTTCTTAAAACAGTGTAAAGAAATCATGCACGACACCAGCGTATTGTTTATTCAAACTAGCCAAGCTGATATGGTTAAAAACAACGAGTTCGATACTATCTATCACGAACACCTAAGTTTCTTCTGTGCTAACAGTATGAACGAACTAGCAAAACGTGCTGGCCTAAACTTAATTGATATTACCAAAACTCCGATACATGGTAATAGTTACGTGTTTGTGTTTAGTAAACATCCTAGTACAGATGATAAAGTTGAACAAGTGTTGGCAGAAGAACGTGCCGTCGGTCTTCAAGATCCACAGACTTATGTAGAGTATGCTCGTCGAGCACAGCAAGTAGTTCAGGATCTTAAAGATACTATTGTGGCCTATCGTGCAGAAGGATTTGTTATTGCTGGATACGGTGCAGCCGCTAAAG